TGATCAGCCGCGCCAATGCGGACGGCACCACCGAAACCTTCGGCGGCGGTTCCGCGCAGAAATCGGCCAATGCGACCATCGCCACCACCGGCAGCGGCACATCAACCGTTTCGGCCAGCGTGGTCGCGGTGCGAGGCGCGGTTGGCTATGCCTGGTATGCAGGTGCGACGGCCGGCTCGGAGAAGCTGGCGGCAGTCACCACCATCCCGAGTGTCGTTCTCACCGCGGCCCCGGCCGGCGGCAACCAGGCGGCTTCCGCGCTGGCAGCATCCGACAACTCGACGTCGAGCCTCGACTTCGACGGCCTGCTGACTATGGCGTTCAACTCGACGCTCAACGCCTACTACTACCAGATGCCAGCAGGCACGGTTGGCGTGGGCACCGGGCTCACAGCTGACGGCGCCGGCGGTATCAGCGAGTTCGAGGCGGCATTCGTCTCGTTCTACAACAAATACCGCCTGTCGCCGACGCGCATCTTCGTGAGCAGCCAGGAGCTGATCAACATCACGAAGAAGATCATCGCCAACGGCGGCGCCCCGCTGCTGCGCCTCAACGTCGACGCCAGTAACCAGGGCACGTTGCAGGCCGGCACGGTGGTCGGTTCCTATCTCAACAAGGTGACTGGCAACGTCATCCCGGTTGTCGTGCATCCCAACGTTCCGGCCGGCACGGTGTTCTTCTTCACCGAGAGCCTGCCGTACGACGCCTCGGGCATTGGCGACACTTGCCGCATGCTGATGCGTCAGGACTACTACCAGTTGGAATGGCCGCTCAAGAGTCGCAAGTACGAGTACGGCGTCTACGCCGATGGCGTGCTGCAGCACTACGCGCCGTTCTCGCTCGGCGTCATCACGGGCATCGCCAACGCGTAATATCGCGCGGGGGTTCGTCTCCTGACCCCGTTGCGATCCTTGGGGCGGCGCTTCGGTGCCGCCCCTTTCTTTCGAAGGACTGACCCATGCGCTTTTCAGCACCTGCCAACGTGTCGGCGATCAGCCTCGCCGCGGGCGAATTCGCGGTCGTCAAGGGCTTTGTCGACGTGCCCGACGATATCAACGCCGGTGATCTCGCTGGCCTTGCCGCCAATGGCTTCCAGTCGGCCCCCAAGGGCGGCAAGGCGGCAGATCCTGCCCCCGTCGCACCCGCACCCGCTCCCGCCGCGCCTGAGGCGCCTGCAGCGGCCTGATGGGCTGCCCATTCGCGCGCATCCGTCACGCGTGCCGAATCCTGTTCACGCGCTTCCCGCTTCCCTCTGAGATGGAGACCCTGACCGCCATGACCATCCTTGCCCGCCTTGCAGCGCTCGAAGCTGCCTCCGCCGCCATGCAGGCCCAGCTTGCCGTGACGGCCACGCCCGACACCTCCGCGCTCGATGCAGCCGTTGCCAGTCTGCGCACCGATCTCGACGCCACCAAGGTCGACGTCGATGCGATCCACGCCGAAGTCGGCCAGCTCGTCGCCGAAATCGGCAGCGAGCCGACTGCTCCGGTCGACCCCAACGCGCCGGCTGCCTAAGCCATGACCGACCTGACCACGCTCGCCGCGGTGAAAGCCTATGCGGGCGTGGCGGGGACGTCCGACGACGCGATGCTCGGGGCGCTGATCACGAGCTATTCGCAGTTCGTCCGCACCTGGCTCAACCGCGACCTGCTGCGCGCGACCTACACGGCCCGGCTGAGCGGTCGCGGAGGCCAGTCAGTCCAGCTGCCGCAATATCCGATCCGCTCGATCGGCGCGCTGTCGGTCAACGGCGTCACGATCGCGGCGGCGCCGGGATGGGGGCAGTCCGGCTATTATTTCGACGATACGCGGCTGTGGCTCGAAGGCTATTGCTTCGCCAAGGGCAATGGCAACGTGCTTGTCACCTTCGATGCCGGCTATGACACGGCCCCGCCCGATATCGCCCAGGCGGTCAACGAGCTGGTCGGCCTGCGCTACGCCACGCGCGACAAGCAGGGTTGGTCGTCCAAGTCGCTGGCCGGCGAAACCGTCAGCCTTGTTACCAAGGACATGCCTGACAGCGTCCGCACCGTGCTGCGCCAGTATCAGCGGGTCGCGCCGCTATGATCGATGCATATCTCGTCGGCGACGCGGAGGTCGTCGCCCGGCTCGACGGCATGCCCGCGAAGCTGCGCGACGAGATGAAGGTCGGAATCGGCCGCGCAACGCTCAAGCTGCAGCGGATGGTCGTCCAGGACAAGCTGTCGGGGCAGGTGCTCAAGGTCCGCACCGGGACATTGCGGCGCTCGATCGACCAGGCCGTGACCGATGAAGGCGCCAACGTCGTCGGCACCGTCTCGACGAATGTGAAGTACGCCCGCGTGCACGAATATGGCTTCAAGGGCGTCGTCACGGTCCGGGAATCGCTGCGCACAATCCGCCAGGCATTCGGGCGACCGATCGACGCCAAGCAGATCACGGTGCGCGCCCACAGCCGGAAGATGGACCTGCCCGAGCGATCGTTTCTGCGCTCGGCACTCGCCGACCTCGAAACATCTGGCGCGATCCGCGTCGAAATGGAGGCCGCCGTCAAGCGGGCGACGTCATGAACCGTGAGGCGATCTACTCCGCCTTGTTCGCGCTCGTCAGCACGGCGCCAGGACTGGTCACCACCTCGCGCAAGCTGCTCCACTGGAACGACGTCCAGTCGTCGGCCCGCCCGGCGCTGTTCCAAGCGCAAAAGGGCGAGACGGCGATCCAGTCGACCGGCCTTCCGACCAAGTGGATGCTCGGCGTTGACATCTATGTCTACGTCTCGACCAAGGGCACCGACCATCCCGGCGCGGTGCTCAATCCGATCCTCGACGCCATCGCCGCCAAGCTCGACATGCCGTTCCCCGGGCAACCGCAGACGCTCGGCGGCCTCGTCCAGTACGCCCGCATCGACGGCCGGATCGAGACCGACGAAGGTACGCTCGGCGACGATGCCGTCGCGATCATCCCGGTCTCGATCCTGACCGTCTGAATTCACCCACCACCCTCGTTTCCTCACCCCGCTTCGGCGGGTTTTTCATGGAGAATTGTCATGCAGCTTGGTTTTGGCTCCGGCGTCCTCGTCGGCACTGCGGTTACGGACGCCTATGGTGCGGCGCTCGCCGCCCCGACCCCCATCCAGTTCGGCGTTCTGCAGGACTGCTCGGTCGACTTCAGCTTCGATGTGAAGGAGTTGTTCGGCCAGTACCAGTTCCCGGTCGCGGTCGGCCGCGGCAAGGGCAAGATCAGCGGCAAGGCCAAGTTCGCCCAGATGAACGGCCTGACGCTCAACTCGCTGTTCTTCGGTCAGACGCTCGTCGCGGGCACGCTGTCGGAAGTGATCGACACGGTCGGCACGGCAATCCCGACCACGCCGTACCAGATCACCCCGACCGTTCCCGGCTCGGGCACCTGGACCGTCGACCTCGGCGTGATCGGCCCGAATGGCTTGCCACTGACCCGCGTAGTGTCGGCGCCCGCGACCGGCCAGTACAGCGTCGCCGCCGGCGTCTACACCTTCGCCGCCGCCGATACGACCAACGTCGTTCGCATCAGCTACCAGTATACGGCGACCTCGACCGTCGCGAAGAAGCTGACCGTCAACAACGTGCTGATGGGCTATGCGCCGAACTTCCGCGCCGACCTGCTCATCCCCTACAATGGCAAGAACTTCGTCATGACGCTGCCGGCGTGCATCGGCACCAAGTTCTCGGTGGCGACCAAGCTCGACGACTTCACCATCCCCGAGTTCGACTTCTCGTCCTTCGCCGACGCGTCGAACAACGTCGCCTACATCGGCCTGTCCGAATAATGGCCGAGATCACGCTGATGGGGCGGTCTTTCGAGATCGCCCCGTTGAAGCTCGGCGATCTGCGCAAGGTCGCCAAGCACATCGACGCGATCAACGCCACGGCCGGCGCTCTGACGACCTTCGAGGGCATGGTCGAGAGCAGCCGGTCGATGATCGAGGTGCTCGCCGTCGCCGTCCAGAAGATCGACGCCACGCTCACCGCCGACGCGATCGAGGAAGCCACCGAATTGGCCGACATTCCGGTCATCGGCGAGGCGTTCAAGATCCTGCTGCAGGAATCGGGGCTGGCCCCCAAGGGGGAAGCGCCGGCTCCCTCCGAGCCGGTGACGGAGGGAGCTTCGACGACCAACTCCGACGCATCGTCTGCGAGCTAGTCGCCGCCGGGATCGAAAGCGGGTCGAAGCGCCGGATCGAGGAGGAATGGGGCCTTCGCGATTACGGCGAGATGCTGGAGCATTGGACCGAATATGGCCCACCTCCGTACCTCGCCCTGGCACGGATCGCGGCCAGCCTAGGTGTCGGTTCGTCGGACGCAACCCGCGCGCCCGACAAGCCGTCATTCGAAATGGCTGACCCCTTCGCCGTCCAGTCACTCATCGGGCAGGCCGACGTCGGGAGTTACGTTGCTCCGCGGCGGGGTTTGATCAATTAGTTCCTGACGGGGACATGGGGCTTCGAGCCTGCGGCGACGCCGGTGACGACGCCCTGCCCGCTGCCAACGATGTTCCAGTCCTTCAGGACGCCCGTCCGGTCGAAGGTGAAGGATGCGGCGCTGGCGTGAACATCGCCTCCGCCCGCGAACATGCCGACGATCGGGATGAAGGACGCCGCCCGGGTCTGGTAGTGGCCATAGCTGTACATGGCGACGCGGGTGCCGTCGGCCATCGCCATGGTCGTCGTCGGCGGGCCAAGGCGGCCAATTACCTCCCCGTAGGTCGTGCGGCCCCTCTCGAAGCCCTGCAGCTGCTGCTCGGACACATTGACGCCGGTTGAGGCGCAGCCTGCCAAGGCCAGCGCCGCGGCCAGAACGATCGAACGCATGTGAGTCTCCCTGTTAACCGAGCGAAGCTGCGCCGGTTGTTAACGAGATGCAAGAGACGCCCACGGCGCAAGGAGGCGACGCATGAACGACAATGTCGCCATTCGGATCGTCGGCGATGCGTCGGGCGTCGCTCCCGCGATCGACCGCACCAAGAGCGAGATCGGCTCGATTGCCCCCCTGCTGAAGGAGTTGAACGCCACCATGGCGGCGCTCACTTCCCAGATGAAGGCCGGGTTCGAACAGGGCGCGTTGGGCGCCAAGGAACTGAAGTCGAGCGTCGACTCGGTCAACCACTCCGCCCACGAAGCGCAAGTTGGCCTGACCGGCATGGTGCACAAAATCCACGAGGGCGCCGAATCCGTCCGCACCTTCCAGATGCGCGCCAAGGAATTCGCCGAGCTCTACGTCGGGATTTTCGCCGTCGAGAGCATTCACCGTTGGGCGGAATCGCTTGGCGAGGCGGCCGAGCAGACCGCCAAGCTGTCCGCCATCATGGGCATGTCGATCCCCCAGGTGCAGGGTCTGAGCGCCGCCGCGCAGATGAGCGGCACGAACATCGAGATACTGTCCAAGGCGCTGGCGATCTTCGACAGCAAGGCGGTCATGGCATCGGGGGAATCGAACGCCGCCGGCAAGTCGTTCAAGGCGATGGGCATCAGCGCGAACGACGGCACGACCAACATGCAGCGGCTGCTCAAGGTCGCCGACCAATTCCACAACATGGCCGACGGCCCGACCAAGACCGCGCTGGCGATGCAGCTGTTCGGCAAGTCCGGCAAGGAGATGGTCCCGTTCCTCAACCAGGGTTCGGAAGCGATCCAGCAGCTGATCGACAAGTCGAAGGAATATGGCGTCGAGAATGAGCACGCCGTGGAAGTCGGCGGCCGGCTGGCGGAGTCGGTCAACGAGTCCAAGGTCGCCTGGATGGGGCTCAAGAACACCCTGACCGAAGCGTTCGCGCCAATGCTGACCGAGTTGGTCGATGGCTTCGACGCGCTCGTCAAGGGGATGCACGACAGCTACGAGAGCGGCGGCCTCGTCAAGGTCATCTTCGACGCCATC